ATTTGGGGTAACAAAACTCTTCAGGTTAGAGAATCCGCACTTGATAGGATCAACGTAAGAAGATTGTTATTAAGAGCTAGAAAGTTAATTTCGGCGGTTGCGGTTAGATTATTATTTGAACAAAACGATGAACAAGTAAGAAATGAGTTCTTGAGATTGGTAAACCCTATTCTTGAGTCAATTAAGAAAGAAAGAGGTTTATATGACTTCCGTGTAACAGTATCTAACGATCCAGAGGATATTGACGCAAATACACTTAGAGGTAAAATATACATCAAACCTACTCGTTCTCTTGAATTCATAGATGTGGAGTTTGTTATTACACCTACAGGTGCATCTTTCGATAACATTTAAGAATAAAGTATATAAAAATGAAAAGGGAGTCCATTGGATTCCCTTTTTTATTGTTTTACATGTTCCACGCGGAACCATTTTTTATAATAATTATACTTTTATACCCAACCCAGTATTCTGGAACCAGTTATTCTAGTATTTATTAATTAATAAAGAAATATTCTAGAACTGGTTATACTGGGACTAGTAAAAAACTAACTAAAATTTTTGATAAAATCAAGTATTGAACCAATTATAGTTAAAAAAAAATATTTCTTGATTTGAGTATATTTATAGGAATAAAGAATAACTAAAAACTTAACAAATACAAAATGGCAGATTTATTAATGAAAATGCCGGTTCCATATGAACCGAAAAGACAAAACCGATTTATCGTTAGATTCCCATCATCTTTGGGTATCAATGAATGGTATGTAACATCAGCCGCTAGACCAGCTGCTAAAATCAACTCTGTGGCAATTCCTTTCCTAAACACTTCAACATATGTAGCTGGAAGATTCGAATGGCAGGAAATGAGGGTAACTTTTAAAGACCCAATTGGTCCATCAGCTTCACAAGCGTTAATGGAATGGTTCCGTTTACATGCAGAATCAGTAACTGGTCGTATGGGATATGCAGCCGGATATAAAAAAGATATTGAATTGGAAATGTTAGACCCAACGGGTGTTGTGGTTGAGAAGTGGATTCTTCAAGGTACTTTTATTACCGACTTAAACTTCGGTGATTTAGATTACTCAAGAGATGAAATTGCAACAATCACATGTTCTTTGAGAATGGATAGATGTATCCAAGTTTACTAAAATAATAAATCTGTCAAAGAGAAGGTATCCCAAAAGGATACCTTTTTTGTTTTAAAACTTTACATTGAAATAGTTATTTATTATATTTTATTATATGGAACAATTTGTAGTAGACCCAACAATTGCATATGATGTTGTTGAATTACCAAGTAGAGGTATTCACTATACAACACAAAAAAAATCTTTAAGAGTTGCATACTTAACAGCTGCTGACGAAAATATATTATCAGCACAAAACCTAATTCAAAGTAATACGGTAGTTGACGAATTATTGAAAAGAAAAATTTTAGATAAAGATTTTAATTCAGATGATTTAGTTGATGAGGATAGACAAGCAATTTTAATCTTTTTAAGAAATACCGCTTTTGGTCCTGAGTTTAATGTTTATGTAACAGACCCAAAAACAAATGAAGCGTTTACCGCAAAGGTAGATTTAAGTGAAGTTAAGTTCAAAGATTTTGAATTAAAACCAAATGAAAATGGTGAATTCAAATACTTTATGGAAAAATCAAAAGTGGAAGTTACTTTTAAGTTTTTAACCAAGAAACAACAAAAAGAACTTGATGAAATAGAAAAAAGTTGGAATGGTAACGGAGTTGCTCCACTTGTAACTAAAGAATTGGAGATGATGATTAAATCTGTTGCTAGTAATAGAGAAATGATGAACATTCACAACTTTGTTCAAAATCTACCAATAAAAGATTCACAAGATTTCAGAAAATATATTAAAGAAAATAAACCATCATTAGATCTTAAAAAAACAGTAACGACCCCGTCAGGAGACACAATCCAAGTTGAAATTGGATTCGGGGTAGAATTTTTTCGCCCTTTCTACGGATTATAGTAAGGGACAATTAGACGAAATTTTATTTTTAGTTAAAAGAGGTTTCTCATATCGAGACATCCTTCTTATGCCTGTCTATATCAGACGATATTATATTAGTTATTTAATTGAATTAGAAAATAATAATAAATAGTATTTATAGGTATGCCAGCAAAAAGAATATCAGAAATTAAAACGGGTCTCAGTTATGAAGAATTTAAAAAAGAGTTCTTGGATTGTGACGAGGTTAAAAACAATGCCAATTTGTTGGGTTCTATAGATCAATACTATACTGCATATAGTAAAAAAGAACCACCAAATCCTGATTCAGGTAGAGGAGTGATTGGTAAATCAATAGCGACGCAGGGATTTACAACAGGATCGGGTATGATAAGTACCGAAGCCGCAAGTGAATTAATTGGTGCGGACAAAATTGCGGATGCTGCGACAAAAATTGGTACAGCTCTTTTCTCTAATAAATCATTAAAAGATGGATTGAAAGATTTATTCTCTACAGGAATGGACACTCTTTTTAAGGGGATGTTGAATATTGTTGGTAAAGAAGTTGAATTAAGAAATAAGTTAAATAGTCAAATAGGTATCGGAAAAGAATTATCCAAGGGATATAGAGACAATATTGTAAACGCCTTTGATAAAGTACAAGGTATGGGTTATTCATTCGATGAATTGGCTGATACCGCAATTTCTGCAACCAATGAAACAGGAAGATTTTTTACAATGAATGAATCTGTTATGGAAAACATGGCAGTAACATCAAGAGCGTTCATTGGTGATTTGAGAAATATGGCCCCAATACTGAGAAGTTTTAAATTACGGGTATTGGAGCGGAAAAAACATTAGAAAATATTAATGAGGGTGGTAAGTCTTCACTTACATTGGGTTTAAATATTAGAAAAACAACAGAAGAATTTAAGAATAATATCGGAAGAATAAATCAATATGGTTTTGAAAATGGTGTTCAAGGATTAAATAGAATGGTTCAAAAATCTGTTGAATTTAGAATGAACATGCAAAATGTTTTTGACATTGCAGAAAAAGTAATGTCACCTGAGAAAGCAATAGATTTAGCAGCTAATTTACAAGTATTAGGTGGTGCAATTGGTGCATTAGGTGACCCATTCCAAATGATGTATATGGCAACAAATAACGTGGAAGGATTACAAGACGCTTTAATTGGTGCTGCGGAATCTTTAGCAACATACAATTCAGAACAAGGTAAATTTGAAATATCGGGTGTTAACTTAAGAAGAGCAAGAGCTATGGCTGAAGAACTCGGTATGAGTTATCAAGACTTATCACAAATGGCAATTGCGGCGGCAGAAAGAACCTCAGCTGCCGCAGATTTAATGACCGCGGGTGTTGCTGTGGACGATAAAGAAAAAGAATTTATTACAAACTTAGCTAGAATGGGTAAAGACGGTAAAATGGTTATTGAGGTACCTCCGTCTATTGCGGAATCGTTGGGATTAGCAAAGGATCAAAGTACAATTGCATTAGATGAATTAAGTCAAACTGCTGCAAATGCAATTTTGGAAAATCAAAAAGAGTTTGAAAAAATGAACCCAAAAGATATTGCATTAGAACAATTTACCGCAACACAACAATTAGCATTAACGGTTTCAGAAATTGCTGCAATGTTAAAGGTTGAGTTTGCAAACACTTATAGAGGTGTGGGTGCTGAGATGGACAAATATGTTAAACAAGCCGATGATATGTTGAAAAATTATATCAAAGGTGATAGAAGTAACACGGATGTAAACGCGGAAATTGAAAAAAGAAGGTCTGAATTACAAAAAGAAGTCGAAAAACAAACACAAACAAAAACATCAACTCAACCATTAACTCCCACAAATGTTAACAATAACCAACAAACTAATCAAAATAACACAAATACCGACCCTAACAACAAACCTCTTACTGCGGCCGAAATGGAGAGAATTATGAGAGATGCGAGAACACAAACCAAATATGATGATAAGGGTAAAATTGTAATATCTAACACTATTGATTCCTCAAATCCAAATGGTTATTTGTATGTTGATTTATAATTAAAGATTAGAGGTTAATATTTTTATAAATTATCTATTTAT